CCATGCCGGTCTTGAAGGTGACAGTACGGTCCTGGCTGTTGCTCAGCAGCGCCCACTTGCCGCGGCGCTGAGCCTCGGAAGCACGGGTGCAACCGATGGCAGAAATCTCCACCGGGCGGTCCCTGTACCGGCGCTGGAGCGTGTTGTCTGTCACCGGAATGACGTCGGTGTCGTAGTTGTTGGCCGGATTGTCGTAGCTGACCAGGGCTCGACTGTAGTGCGTGTTGCGCTCCGCGCCGCCATAGACGAAGTCGCCGTCGATGACGTTGGCCCGGGTGAACACGTAGTCGATGTCCTGCGCACGCGGCATATCCGCCTGCATGAACAGCGAGCCGTGTGCCCAATACACCATGCCCCGGTAGATGGCTGCCAAGTCACGCAGCAGCGACCAGGCCTCGGCCCGACCCTGCAGGTTCATGTCGCACAGGTAACGCGGCTCCTGCCCGCCGACACCATCCGGCACCAGCTGGTCGCAGTACTGGGCGATGCGGTACATCTCCCACTTGTCGACCATCCACGACTTGATGCGCTTGCCCAGGCCGAAACGATCCTCGACGCATAGGCCGTAGGTCACGAACGCCGGGTTGTTGGTCCAGGCCTGCTTGAAAGTGCCATCCCACACGCCGCTGTACGTGCGGGCCTCCGGATCGTAGTTGCTGGGCACTGGCCAGCGCTTGGCCTTGCACTTCACGGTGACAGCCGGAATGTTCTGGAACTGCTGAGCGTCGAACTCGATGTACAGCAACGCGGTGTTCGGGTAGCGCAATTTCTCGTCGATGATCTCGGTGTAACCAGCGATGGTCATCGTATCCGCGACGGTGCCACTGTTGGCGTTTGGGGTGATTCGCCGCACGCGCAGCATCCAGCCAGAGGTCGCCGGCGGCAGATTCACGCGCACAGAGCGCTGATAGCCGTTGGTAGTCTTGCCGTCGACAGCACCGCGGTGAGCCTCCACATACGCTCCGCCATCAGTGGCGATATCGATGGCGTACTCGATGCGGTAGCCGTTGGTGTTGCCGCTGCTGTCCTGCTGCGCCAGGCGCGGCCAGGACATGCGAACGCGCACGGCCGACAGCTGGGTGTTGCTGAGCGCCCGGCTGAACGCGTTATCGCTGCGCAGCTCGACGTTGACCGTGGTCTCGTTCTCGATCGCAGGTATACCTTGGATGTAGTCCTGCTCCACAGAGCCTGGGCGCCACTCCCACTTCACACCAGGGAAGTTCACGTTGCCGCCAGCATCCATGATCGGCGTGTTGTCGAGGTAGATGTCGCGGTCGGTCGGCGTGCCGTCAAACTCTCCCTCGCCTACGGCCAGCAGAATGCTAGCGATGTTGGTCGACTGCAGGCTGTCCGGTGCTTCAACAGGCGTCTTGGGCTTACTACTGCCGCCTTTCGCGCCAGCGATTTCGAGGTGCTCTGCTACGCCCATACTTTTCTCCAGGCAAAAAGAAACCGCCCGGAGGCGGCTTGTTAGTTGTGATGACGCTACGTCTTGTCTTCTGCGCGAATCGAGGCGGAAATAACTGCCCCGCCCCAGCGTCGTTCACCGATGCAGATCGGGACAGGATTTCCGCTGGCGGTGGTGTTCTTGGCGCTGCCGAAGGCGTAGGACGGCAAATTTTCCGGTGCGGCACTTTGGGAAAGCCCCTGGGATTGGGGGCTGAGCATCTGTATGACTCCCCCGGCCGTCATCGCGATGCCTGCGCTGAGAAGAGGGGTGCCAAACGGAGTAGCAGCTAAGAAGACTCCCCCGACTATGAGGGCTATCCCTATTACCGTTTGCAGCAAGCCCCCTCGCTTACTTCCCGCAACCACCGGAACAATGCGGACCTCTCGGGTGCCGCCCCGGGAAAAATCATCTTGCCCAACGTTTTTTCTGTTTCGAAACACTGCAAAACGCAATCCCAAGCGATCAAGCCGCCTGATCTCTTCTTCGAATCCCTGCAAGGTGGCCTTCAACGCTTTGAACACCTCCCACGTTTCTCCGCTGTCAATCTGACGCCTGTGAGTTCTACCGAACTTTTTAGCCAACGATCCAGACAGCTTGATTGTGGTCATCGAAGCATACTGAGGAGGGGAAACTGTCATCACTCTGCCTCTTATAAAAAAACCGCCCGTAGGCGGCTTGTTCACTCGTACTTAATATAGGGGCCTATGAAGACGCCGCTCATGTCACCGCTTATTCGGTACACGCTTTCCTTCCCGTCCTGCACGTTAGCGGTAATAGATCGAATCGCCATTCCGCCACAAAGACCTGAATCGGCAAGGCCAATGCCTAGGTTCGGTTGCCCTGCAGGTAGATAAAAGCTCGCACGCTGACCCGTGCCAACTTTTGCAGCCTTTTTCCCATCGACATATACAACGACATCACAACCCGACCCCAGGACGCCAGAGTCTCGAATTACCGTAACTGTGCCTCCGCCATCGTCAGACTTTGATTGGAAAGCGTACAGCTCATCATTCGGTACTGGCTCTGCCTGCGAAACGGGAGTAGCTGACGTAGCGCAGCCGCTCAACAAGGCTAGCCCGAGGGCACCTATCAGGATCCGCATTAAATTCCCTCCCTTGAAAAACGGGAATGTATCATCACTTGGCCTCGCGATGCCGCAGCATCAGCCGCGTTCGGTCCAGCCATGGCCCGCCGAATACGACGATCTCTGATGGCCGCCCGAGCAGGTGGTGCAGCATGAACGGACCAGGTCCGAAGACCTCCGCCGCTTCCTCCGGCAGCCGAGCGTCAGCGCCCAGGTAGATGCCGGCATGGTTCGGGTGAGCCGTGCGGCCCACGGCCATGACGATCATGTCGCCGCGTTGTGGCTGGCTGACCTGGTAGAAGCCGGCTGCCTCATAGGCCTGCTCGTAGAGACTCGGGCCGTCGGCCTGCTCCCACCATCCTTCCTCCCGGGTATAGGCTGGGAAGTCGAGGCCCCATTCCCGCTGGTACCAGTCAGCGCAGACCTGCCAGCAGTCCCAAGCGCCGTGCACAAACGGCCGCCCGAGGAGCGGAGCGTGACCGGTGGGCGTGACGGTGCGCAGGTCACCCTCCGGCCACGACAGGATGTACCAGGGCATCCCGGTGGCCTCGCACATGGCCAGGTCACGGGGGGACGGCCTGCTGGTGGCATCTGGATGCGAGTGCACGACACCGATCACCTCACCCCGCTCTTCAGCCGCAGCGTACTGCTCCGGCGAGATGCGGAATTCCTCTGTAGCGTCGGTAGCGGTGTTGTCGCACGGGAAGTACCGCTGGCCCCGCCCCACGGAGATGAGCAGCCCGCAACACTCCCGCGGGTATTCCGCCGCAGCGTGCGCCTGCACGGCGGCCAAGATGTGTTTGCGCATGGTCAGCTCCGTGCGATGAGGGAAACAGCCGGGAAGCCGCCAAAGGGCAGTTGGTTGCCCTGGCCAAAGCGAACGGTACAGCCTGAGTCGAGGCAGCCGTTGCATTGGTCCTTGGCCGGGTCATCCGTGGGGTTGCCATCCAGGTCGTAGTAAGGGCCGGTATATCCGCAGTTCGGACCACGGTAGCCAGCAGTCATTGCCCAGTGGCATAGCTGAGTCATCTGCCGGCCAATCGTCTCACCGCCCACATCTCCCGGGCTGGCCAACTCCCAAGACACAGTGGTGCCGTTCTCGGACACCTTCTGGTCGATGTACCAGACCTCAATGGCTTCCTCGGTCGGGTCGGCCTCTGGATTGCCTGCCGGAAAATTCACCGCATCTAGGTAGCGCGCCATCGTGTGGCGCATGGTCAGCTTGAACTCGAGCAGGTTGTCGAAGGCTAGGCACAGGGCCGTGATCCGGCCGTTGACGTTGCCTACGGTGAGCGTGGGGCGCACGGCCGTACCGTCCGAGTTCGCTTCGATGCCATCGATCTGCATGGGCCAGGCGCCATACTCGTTGCCTTGCCACCAGATCGACTTGGCCGGCAACTGGTCAGCGTTCGCGCCAGCTGCTGCCAGCTCCTGAGGAGTGTGCGGTATCGCGTGCCCATGGAATCGCAGCGTGTCCGCTCCGAAATCGGAGCCGTCCAGTTCGAACAACAGGATTTCTGCACCGGGTTCCAGCTTCTGCAGCTGAGTGATCAAGGTCATGGATGAAATGCTCGTTCAAAAGTAGCTGTCAGCACCGCCACACCG